TTTATTTCATGTAATAATGCCATATTATTTGTTTTCTAATTCTTTTACTCTAGCTTCTAATTCTTTTATAGCTTCTACTAATATAGGTATCACGCCTTGATGACGCATAGACAACTTGCCGTTTTCATTTTCTCTTACAAGTGTTGGTAACACATTTTTTACATCTTGTGCAATAAACCCTATATCATCTACAATATTTGATAACCCAGGTTTTTTCCATGTAAAAGATACACCTTGTAAGTTTTTTATTTTATCTAGAGAATTTTCTAGTGGTTTTATATTTTTCTTCAAAGTTATGTCAGAGGGTGAACCGTATGCTACTATATCTCCAGCACAAATAAAAGAAGTAGCGTTTAACGATGCTTTTACACTTGATGCAGGCAAAAACTTTATAGTACCAGTAGAATCTCCTGATGGGGTAAATATAAAACTAGTGGCATTGGGAGTTTTCATTTCTATACCAGCCCAAAAATTACTAGCTGTTGCAGTTGTTTCTAATTTTATACCACCGTCTTGAGTTGAGCCTCCATTGACATCCAACATCCTTCCAGGAGTGGTTGTTCCTATTCCTACTCTTCCTGCTTGAGTTAAAACAATACGAGGCGCTGAATTAGTTATGTCATAAACATAAAGATTATGTACATACCCTGTTGCTGTTCCAGTACCTCCAACACCTATATCATATTCTGCACCTGCAGCTGTGAATCTTATATGAGGGTATCTATTAGTAGTAGTATTTTGAAGTCGTAAAAGAGTATCAGCACCAGTACTTGCTACATGAAGTTTAAAATTAGGCGCAGTCGTTCCTATTCCAAAATTACCACTAGAGTTAAGAAATGCATTTATTGAACCACCTGTACTCATAGCTAAATGACCATTTGAATAAGTGCTTATATTAGTATATCCATTGGTATTATCCCACGCTATATTAGCTTTTTCAGTTCCATTGTTACCAAAAGCTAATGAAGTATATTGAGCACCTTGACTATCTATCCATATACCATTATCATTCCCGCCATATACTGTTAATTTTTTATTAGGTGAAGTCGTCCCGATCCCTATATTTCCAGTTCCCTCTTTTAATGTCATTATATAATCTGTACTTCCAGTTGAAAGTTCAGCAATATATAAAGCAGTTGAATCAGAAGAAAATCCCCATTTTGAATCCCCTGCAGTACCTCTAGTTAAATCAATAGCAGCTTGACTACCACTAATTGATAATCTAGAACTAGGCGAAGTTGTACCAATTCCTACAGAGCCACTAGATGTCATAGTTACAACTTGAGAACTATCATTGTACCAAGTGCCTAACGCATAACTACCAAATTTTAAACTTGAACTTGTGCTCGGCCCGTCATTCCATATTGCCCATCTTAACCCATTAGTAGCATCTCCAATATGAACACCTGCGTCATAACCTTGTATATTTACCGAAGCATCTGCAACACCCGTAGTAATTACTTTTAAAGTAGCTGTTGATGTACTTTGAACATGAAGATTTGCTGTAGGTGAAGTTACTCCAATTCCTACTTTACCACTTTGTATTGTCATGGTTGTACCACCACTAATACCAAAGTTTATATTACCTTGATATGAAGTCATATATATAGGTCGGTTAGCATCACCCTCAAATCTATAATTAGCGCCATCCCAAAGCCCCATATTTAATTGATTAGTACCATCAATAAGCCTGAATCTAGCGCCAGATTTTTGAATATCAAGATTTTGTCCAGGTGTACCACCAATACCAACATTACCTGCAAAAGTTGCATTTTGTGATGCATCTAACGTTAATGCCAGGGTGTTATTTGTATAAAAAGGCATTGTGTCACCTATAGTGCCTATAAAATTGCCATTAGTTGAACTATTATCTCTAAGCTCTAAAAATACATTTGCATCTGTAGAAATCAATCTCAATAGCGTGTTCTCACTACCTTCAATTTTTACAACACCAGAACTACTTATTTCTAATCTACGACTTCCTCCAGTTGAAAAGGTAAGATCTCCAGCTAATGCGTCTCCAGCTTTTATTCTTGCTTTAGTATCAGCTGTTCTACCTAATATTATAGACGCTGTGCCACCACTTGTAGATGAAATTTCTAAGGTTGGTGCTGCTTTAGACATTGTTACATCCCCTGTAAAAGTTGCAGATGTACCTGATAAAGCTCCACCGACTGTTAAACTATTTGAACCGTTTATTACTAAATTACCTGTAAGCGTACCACCTGTTAAAGGTAAATATGGTCCACCTATAACAGTTGAAGCATCAACCCATGTTGGAGCTGAATTACCATTTGATTTTAATACTTGTCCAGAAGTACCTGATTGATTACTGAATTTAATAGCACCAGTACTTTCAACCTCAAATAAATCATTAATATTAGATAAATTTGCCATTTATTTACTCAATTGGTGGGTTGGGTGGAGGTGGCGCATCACCTGTTATGGTTATTTTACCATCAACTAATTCATATGTTTTAGTTGCATCAACTTGTTCTTCAGATGAAACTACAACATACCCAGCTTCAGGTGTCATATAAACACCATCGCTACTATATTGTAATTCATTATTTTTAAAATACCAATATGTCATAATTTAATTTTTATTAAGTGTATGCAATTCCATTACCTATAATGTTTATAAAATAATACCCACCACCACTATAGTTTCCAGCAGTTTTAGACACATTAAATCTAGTATGACTTACTCTAGTTATAACCCATGATCCACCACCCGTTGAAGTAATACTCTGTATGTCGTGAGCTTGAAGATTAGGCCCATTAGCAAAAACAGTTACACGAGAACAGCCATAGCTAGTAATAAACCCGTAGTGATTAAAAACACACTGTATATAAACTGATCCTTGATTTAAATTATCATAGTTAAAAGATAATGTAGCGTTACCAGCTACGTAGCCAGAATTAGATACGTTACTAACACCGTTTTGCCTAAGACCTCTTTGTCCAGCTGTACCATTCATATTGATTTCACCATTAGTTGTAATAGTTCCATCTTGCTTGAGATTTAATAAATTTTTTGTAATAGTAGTGTTGTTACCACCACTATTATATATAAATCTCATTTCCATATCTCCCCAATATGGACTAGGAGCAGCTGTTTCTATTCTCATTGTTTGGCCAAAGTTTCCTGCGTTTGAACCTAAAACAATACCAGCTAATCTGTTTGCAGACTGATTATTATAAGCTTTAGCTATTCTAATGTAATTTCCAGAACCAGTTGTAGTATCTGAATCTAAAAGTGATAATTGTATACCTGGGTTTGATTTAGATAATGATAATTGAGAACCTGGATTTGTTAGTCCAATTCCTATATTACCTCCATTAATATAAGAATTACCAGCTGAATTTAGTCGTATTTGAGTAGCTCCACTTGTATCATGCATATAAAACTCGCTGTTTCCAAGAGAAGACTGGTAAAGAAGGAATAATCTATTTGTATTATTGGCAAGGTTTTGTTTGCTTATCAATAAACCATTATCGGTAGCTACAAACATTGCATGACCTGCTCCCCAATCATTTAGAGATGAAGTTCCATAACCGCTAATAAAAATATTTGAAGTAGATGTAGAATAATTATGTAATTGAGCGCTAGGGCTACTAGTTCCTATACCTACTTGTCCAGAAGTATTAACAACTAAATAATCAGCCGTACCTAATGCCGAATGTTTACTTAATTTAAATTTATCACTATCGGAATCATCAATACCTAAAGACCAATGTTGCGTATTATTAGCTAAAAAATTAATATATGGATCTGCACCGCCTTCACCTTCAATTTGTACAGTTGCGTTACCTGCACCAGTTCCAAAAACGGTTAATTTTCCTGATGTTGGTGTAATACCTATTCCTACTTTTCCGTCTCTTTTCATCACTACTTTAGAATCTGATAAACTTACTTCAGTGCCAATCGTAGTTGAATTGTTAAAACAAAAATGTAAATCAGCCATATTATAGCCATAACCTCCTCCACTTGCTACTATAGCGGTTTTATTAGCATAAGAACTAGAATTATTTTCTGGTCTAAAAGCTATACCAACTCCATAATCTGCTTGATACCTTGCGCCTGAAATAGCAACTGGAAAAAATGTTCCAGCAGTAGTTGTTGTTTCTACAATATTTAATTTTTCTAAAGGCGAATCCGTTCCAATTCCTACATTTCCTGCACTATCTATACGCATTCTTTCTACTGCTGTTCCAGTTACACCAGGTCTTGTTCCAAATATTAAACCTGTATTTCCATTAGTTTGAAAATATCCATATGCTTGAATAAAAGCACCTAAAAAATTTGTAGAACCAGATCTTGCATTAAAACCTATTCCCCATACTTCTCCACCTGAAGATATATCTTTGTTAGTAAGCATTATAAAATTACTATCTAAACTAGTTGGACCAGTACCTACGGTAGTATCTGAAATTTCAAATTTTGATTCTGGAGCTGCTTCATGAATTCCTACATTACCATCACCTTTTAACACTAATTGATTTGGGTTACCATCTCCATCAACACAAAGTTTCATTAATGCTCCAGTGTTATTATATGTTGGGTTTGATGTTATTTTTGCAACTGTTGCGAAAGATTGATCATAATCTATTACTAATCCTAAACTTGCGGCACTTCCACCTATTTTAAGTACACCATCTTGATCACTACTACCTGTTGTTATAATTTGAAGGTCAGTATCAGGCGAATCCGTTCCGATTCCAACCTTGCCATTATTTAAGATAATCATTCTTGTAGAACCACCATCAGTACCAACATTTGCACCAAAATTAAATTTTAATGCATGCGTGCCATCAACAGAAATAGTCGCTGCTTGATTTGCACCTGCTGTTAACATTAATGAAGCTGTATTTTGGTCAGATATTGTTATTGTTGACCTTGTACTTCCACCATTAGAAACAGTTAATCTACTGAAATCTGCTGCACTTCCTAAAAGCATATTTCCTCCAGAAGTTATACGCACTTTAGTTGCTCCATTAGTTCCTAAATGCAAATCACCAGCTGCTTGTTGATTAAAAACTCTTAAATCATCTCCATTAAAACCAATTCTTCCACCTGTTGTAGCAACGTCTGTTTTTAAATAAATATAGCTAGCTCCATCAGCACCAGTTATTTGTAATCTATTACCGTTATTAGAGGTTTGACCAATTAAAACTTCTCCAGTTGTTGTTACTAGGAATTTATTATTTATATTAGATAAATTAGCCATATATTATTTTTTATGAAGTATGTCTAGTAACTGCTGTAGCTCCATGACCGACCACTATAGTATAGTATATATCTTGAGTTGTAGTTGCCGCTATTGTACATTTAACTGTATCACCACTTACGCCTTGACCATCATTTACAAAAGCTACTGTATAATCACCATTAGTTGTAAACCCACTATCTATTATTTTATTAAACGTAGGGTCTGTATTTAATATGTGAGCTACTGTGAATTTTTTTACAGAATATTGAGATGTTCCGGATGTTAAATAAACATCAAAAACTAAAGCTCCAGTTGTTCCTCTTGTTAATCTAAATAATGTTGCAGCTGCAGCACCACCAGTAAAACTTTTGTTACCAGTATATACTCCTCCTTTACCACCTGGATTTAAAGATGGTGTTTCTATAATATTACCTGATGAATCAACTTCTAAGTTAAAAGTTGGAGTTCCAGTATTACTTCCAGATCCGTAATCATCAAATTTAATATTTTGATTTGCGTCTATTGTTAAAGCTACAGTAGAGCCTGCACCTGTAGTTGAACTTGCATTACCACCTGAATAAATTAAATAACTTCCGTTTGTTGATCCTGCAAAAGCATTACCACCTGAGTTAGCTAATATAATAAAACTGCTTGTTCCTGTTGACAAACCTTGATAAGTGTCAGAACTTGCAGCTGAATTTGTTAGCGTATTTCCTGTAACAGTAACGCCTGAAGTTGTTGTTGTAAGTTTTTCTGAATTTTGATAATATAATCTTACACCAGTATCACCCCCAGCTAATAAACTTCCATTAGTATTTTGGAATAAAAAGTTTTGTGCATCTATATTAAGATTACTACTAGCTTGAATTCTAAGAGTTCCACCAGAAGCATCATTAAAAATTCTATTACCGTTTTGAAAATTACCACCAAAAGACAAAACACCTTGATCTGTGGGTGTACCAGTATTTGTAGTTGTTTTTGGTAATTGTATACTTTTTTGTACAACTATATTAGTTGAACCAGTTGTATTTCCAACTGCTAAAACACTAGATAAATCTTGATCTGAAAAAGCTTTTATTTGACTAGCATTTATTTGTTTAATAGTATTATCAGTTGCATCGCTAACCCATAGTTTATCTGTACCAGCTATTGTTATACTTGTACCATCAGCAGCAGCTTCAATAGCATTATCGTTACCTGCGTAATCTATACTTACTGTTACTGTATCTGTTGCGCTAGCAGCAGTATTAATACCTGTTCCACCAGCTATTGTTGCTGTATTTCCAGAACTTATAGTTTGACTAGATCCTGAATCACCAGCTAAAGTCCAACTTGTATATTCATCAAAAGGCAAACTTGATATAGTTGATTTTTTAAGAACATTAGTGGCTGCACTATCATTTATTAATATAGAGTCGTTACCTACCGGAGTAGCTTTTGCTGTTGCTTGGTTTATTAAGTTATTAGCGTCTTCTGTAATAGCTACAGTTGGAACAGCACTTGTACCTCCTACAGTTATACCATAAAGACCTGTTACGCCTGTAACTGTACCTACTGTTGGTGTAGTCCACGTGTTAACTGAAGCGGCGCCACCACCTGATGTTAATACTTGGCCAGCATTACCGTAATTGTTATTACCTAAACTTATACCTACGTTAGCTCTTAATGTTTCTTCAAACTCAGCTGGACCTTTTACTGTTGTAGTATCTGTATCGGCATCACCAAGCGTTGTATTTCCCTGTACAACTAAATTACCTGAGTTACCAACAGTTACAGTAGTACCATTATCTTCTATAAGTCCTGTACCTAAAGTATTTGTAGCTGTCCATTTAGCAAGCTTATTAGCCGTACCAGAACCTAATACTTCGTTTGATTGATCTAATTTTTGCCACTCATCTGTAGCAGAACCATTAGCAACGTATATACACCAGTCACCAACAGCCCAAGGAGATAATTGAGTACCACTCCCTCCGTTTGGCTCTGCATTACCAGCAACAGATACTATATAAAAATGTCCATTTACTTTTCTTGAAGCTTGTGTTAAATCAGGATTACCACCACCAGTTCCACTAGCATCCCAAGTTCCTTCATAAGCTAAACCTGTTGTCGATGTTATTTGTCCTTGTAATTTAGCCATTGCAGCTAGTATAGTATCAGAAGCAGCAATAGCCGAAGAAGTTGGTGTTGGTAAGTTTGTTAATACTTTACCAGTTACTGTGGTATCAGCAATAGTCGTAGCTATGCTAAGAGCACCACCTGAAGTATATGTATATGGACCACCTGTAGATACGGTATCACCTGTAAGTGCTATAGCTCCTGATGTTTGTAAAGCTGTTGCTGTACTTGCGTTACCGGTTAAAGCTCCTACAAAAGCAGTAGAAGTAATACTTGTATAACCTGTATATGTACCGCTTGATCCTGTAAACGTACCATCTGTAAATGTACCAGCTGTCATTGTACCTGATATATCTACATTATTATTTAAATCAATAGTTATAATACCTTTGTTAGCAGCTACTGCAGCAGCGGTAACTGTTATATTTGAATCTCCGTTTAACTCTAAATCATCAGTTGATAAATTTAAAGCAAAAGGTCCTGTTGCATCTCCAGCATAATCTAACGTTTTAGCACCGGCTGCTGTGTCTACATAAGCTGTTGTAGCAATTTTAGTTGAATTATCGCCAGCGTTTTGAGTTACACCTGTTGTAGCTGTATTAACCGTACCTAATAAATCACCTGCAAATGTAGCACCTGTATAAGTTCCAGCTATAGTAACGCTGCTTGGTAAACTAAAAGTAACTTTTTGCCCGCTCGCCTGGGTTGTTATTTGATTAGCTGTTCCTTCCAGGTCGAGTGTTTGACTGTCTAGTAATACTGAACCACTACCAGTATCTCCTTGAAAATCTAAATCTTGATTTGCACCGTGGTTATGCACAAATTGAGTTGTAGCTACTTTTGTTGTATTATCAGAAGCAGCTTGTGTTGTAGCAGTTGAACCGTCTGGTAGAACTACACCAGCTGTAGGAAATTTTAAAGTTATAGTACCTACGTTACCAGCTACTGTTGTTGCTGTAGTTTCTATTTGGTTAGTAGTACCTGCTATTTTAAAATCATCGTTTATTAAGTTTAAACTAAAAGGCCCAGTTGAATCACCTAAGTATTGAAGCACTGATGGATCAACCTTATTATCAACATATGCGGTAGTTGCTAATTTAGTACTGTTATCACCTTGGTTTTGAGTTACACCAGTTACAAGACTTTGTATGCTAGATCCGTTTTTTATTACACCTGTTAAGTTACCTGCAAAATCTGTTGATGTAACCAAAGAAAAGCCAGCAGCTTGAGTTCCACTTATCAAAGCGTTTGATGATGTTACGAAGGAACCGCCTCTAAATGCGTTGTTTGTTATATTAACGTCTTTTCCAGTAGCTACATTACCATTATCAAGTACAGCTTGAAGATCATTTCCAGATACAGTAACAAGATCAATAATACTCTGTACTGTAAAGTTCTTTGTGGGTTTGTCGGCCTGGTCAACATCGGTACCTAACACTAAATCATTAGCTGTAGGCGTAACCGTAGGGTATGAGTATATTATTGCCATGTTATATTAGTTTTAAAATTTGTATATGAGCAGTTTTCACTGGAGTAACTAAAGGTGTTATACCTGCGTTTATACCTCCTTGCGTAGAAAGATCTATTAAACCACCGTCATTTACACCACTTCTTGCCATTTGGAAGCTTAATTGAGTTCCGCCTTGCGTTATTTGCACTGTAATTGGTATAATAAGTGGCACAGGCTTGTTTACAGCAGGTAATTGCTCGTTAAATACTACAGTTGGGCCAAGTTGAGTGGTTGAATCCTTTAAAGTTCTAAAAACTAACAGTGGAATGTTGCTTGAAGACTGAGTTACACCGACAGAATATGTAAGTGTTATCTGATATGTCCCAGTTGTGTTAAATTTAAACAAATCACCCTCACTAATTGTGCCTGTACCCTGCAATAACTGTACATTGCTGCTATTTGTGCCCGCTGGAGCTCCAAAACGCACGCTATATGAGCTATTTAGTGCCGATGCTTGTGATGCTAATGATGATGAAGATGATAATTGTTCAGTGTATTGTTGATCTACTAAGGTTTTTATGTCAGTGAAAGTGTATTGGACTGTTGGGTTGCCAGATACTTTGTTTCCTGAAGCGTCTACTAAGTTTGAACCTAGTACCTTATCACCGAACTGAGGTGTTAATGTAGTGTAGGAATAGATTATTGCCATTTTTTCTTTTTATTTTTGCATTATTCTTTTGCGGACTCTTGTGAAGCGCGCTATGCTAGTTAATATTACACGTTTTTGCTAAGGTTTACTTACGTAAAAATAAGTATATTTACAATAGTGTGACAAAAGCCCCTTACTTATATACTATTAATAGCTAATGTCACAGTTTTACTGTTGATTATAGGGAATTAAAGTACTGTACATAACTATTTGACTATCAGCCAGTTACAAAAAATCAATTATTTTTACACTACGGGGCCCTTTTTTTACAAATTTATTATAAAACTTTTGACTTTTTTACAGACATAATACAATTACATGTAGATAATATAAATGTAAGTATAACTAATAATAAAATAATAATAATATGAGTAATTTAATTTCAAAAAGATTTGTAATAAGAAAATCACTAATCGGAAAAAATATAACAATAGAATTTACAAATAAAAAAGGTATCAAACATGTGTACAATCATGATAAAGCGTATAACATTATGAAGAATACACTAGAAAACATGGCGTGTTTCTTAAAATACAAGTCATATACTGCTACTAATAACATACCAGTAATATTACGAGATAAAGAGTTGGTGTAATAACTAACTTTTTATTTCATATTGCGCTCATTCGCGCAGTACCTTTAAACACTTTAAAACACATAAACTAATATACACCTACAATATGGAAACATTTACTATGGAAGAAATACAACTTAAATTAAAAATACAAGAAGCAATCGATGCAGTACATCACCATGAACTTTACTGGCATAATATAGCACAAGATATTCTACCATTAGCACTCGGAATTGTAAACACTCTTGCACTAATGTATA